ACTTTATCAGATGGTCAGCGTTGTTTCTTTACGCATGGGATGTCAGCTGACGTCATGAAAGTGGCCCAGCAATATGGAATGAATACTGTCCAGGGGCATTATCATTCTAAGTTTAAGATTGAATACTATTCTAATCCTGACAAGCTTGTCTGGGGTATGCAAACAGGATGTCTGATCAATCAAAAAGAATTGGCATTTGAATATGCTAAGAATTTTAAATCCAGATTCATCATCGGTTGTGGTATGATAATAGAGGGGCAACCTAAACTCATGCCAATGATACTTAAGGATGGTGGACGATGGACGAAAACGATAGTTTAATTTCTGAATTAGATTCCGAACAAGCAAATGCAATTGACTCAGTCATCGGTAAAAAGATTTGGAACATCGAAGTCTTAGAAGAAGGTGATCAATCGATGGTAAAGATTATGTTCTCGGAAGATGAAGAGACAGATTTCATTCTTTTACATGCTGAAGGGATGGATATGTACATCGTTAATGCAAAACCTAAGGTCACACACTAAAAACGACCCACACAATCGCTCTCTGTTGCACGATCTCATGTTAGCCTAGGGTAACCTATCATAAAATAACGATCGTTTAACAGTGATTCTCATGAAAAGCCGTAGGCATATATCCTAGTTTTTACTACTGTATTACATGTATTACAGGCGCATAATAAAGATTCGATTAACAAGGAGACTATTATGTGGACTAAACCAGCAGCAACTGAAATGCGTTTCGGTTTTGAAGTTACAATGTACGTATGTAACAAATAAAGAAAGGGGCTTGCGCCCCTTCTTTGTTAGAATACATCGACTAATCTAATCTTACTATCATCTGATCGCTTGAAGTTGTAAATCTTCTGGATCAATTCAAGATACTGTTCAGCCTTACTACAATCATAGAGCTTGCCTTTCTGAAAAGATAACTTACTTAAGAACTCATTGTGATTATATTTAGGATGAGTGAATGCTTCCAGCATAGCATAGATAAAACCACGACGTCTGTACCCATCATAGTATTGTGCTACCTGGGTAATCTTGTCTGCATTTTCTGTCGCTAGATTATAATCTGCAACTTTAAATGTACCATGATTGAATGCTTCGATGTGATGACCACCCGCACTCGTCCTGTTAGTCAACAGAGCATTGGTTTCATTGTGACCAAAACCATACTTGTTTTTGAAGTCACGATACAACATATACTCTTGCATACCTAACTTACAATAACCATCCATGTAAGAATCAGCAGTCCAGTTTTTAGAGTTGGTGTTCAATCGATGCACATCAGCTAGGTCTAACCCATTGACTTTAATATAGTTAATCGGTTTACCTAGTTCTTTTGCTGCATTGAATCTATGTTGTCCATCAATGATCTGAAACTTATGGTTCACAATGATTGGAACCGTAATGTACTTCTCTTTGATTGACTCTTTTAATCGTTTGAGATGCAACTTATTGATACTTCTGTTGCCATCGATAATCTTAAACATTGAATAATCATTGGTCGTTATGACTTGATTGATTGTTTTCATATATATTTCCTTATAAAGTTAATAACAAACTACGACATCATTACATATCTGACAGACTTGCATTGATCCATCAGGTAAATAAATGGTTTTGGTTTCACAAGCTTTGACTACCTTTGCAAAACCGATCAACGCTGTAATAATAATCACAGCAATCCAATCATTTTTTGACATGATTCCCTCCGCTTCCTTCACTGGTTCTTCTTAAGCGTTCGCTTCTCATCTTCATCTGAGCAATACGCTCCCTAAATATATCCTTATCCATACCGATAACATCCATGCATAATTCAAACATCACGTTGTCATCATAGATAAAGTGTGCCGCTTGATCGACTAACAACTTCGGTGATCGATAACCTAAGAAGTCATGCAAGGCATTCTCTAAAATGCCAAGCAATAATCTTCCGCGCCAATCATCCTCTGCAAAACTTCGATCAAACATCCTTTTATAGAGTGGGTCTGCATTTGTGTTCATGATTATTCCTTACTAATTTTTCTCATGACATCACTGATTGCATTTTTAATATCCATGAATGTATCAGGGCCTAATGCACTGAGTGCCATCTTATTTAACTCAAAGAATTCAGCTAACTTCTTTGCTTTTGTTTCCGATGGCAATTGACTATCACCTATTTTCTGTGACATTTCAATCATCGTCTTCTTCATGGCATCCTTGTCTTTCACCTCAATCGGATCCTTGCCAGGTAGATTGAGGCTTAGGACTTTTTTACTTCTTCAGGTGCCTTTCTGTGTGGTAGCTTGTCTGCAATAGACTTACTGGATGCTGCATTACCATCATCATCTTCAGGCGCAATACCACAGGCGGCCATCAATGAATAACGTCTTGCATAAGTTAATGCTGACCCATAACCTTGTGCATTTTGTTTGTCAGCGGGGACATGAATCGTTCCACCACTGATTTGTTCACCACTTTCATGCATAAAGATGGTTTCTACTTTCACACCATTATCACAGTCATGAGTCTTTTGTATCAGGGCAAACCCATGATTGTTGAGGGCATCTAACACGGCTTCAACACACCCTGATAGATCGACATACTTTGATCTAAAGTGTGGGTTGGTTGATGTCTTGAGTGCGGGTGCAAACTCTCTTTGTGCTTCTACAAATGACTTAGCAGTCACCGAAATTTTCTCTGTCATAATTATCTCCAAAGTAAGTTAATATTAATTCACGACGTCTACGTTTATCGACGATGCGACGTGAAATGATTTGTAAGAACATCTCATCATCTTTTTTATCTTGTTCGTATTCTTCCTGTCTGATGACAGTTTCGTACAAGTATTGCAAGTCATCCATTACCGACCTCCCTGATACGTAATTTAGATGCACGGATTGTTCGTGCGGGTTTAGCGGGTACCACCTTTTCAGGTGTGGCTTTATAGTTAATCATCGTCCAAGTCACATGAAAGTCACCCGCCTTTGCATAGGCATGATCACGCATGTCTTTCATGATCTCGACTTCGAGTTCCTTTTGACGTTCTTCTAATTCAGTAATCATGTCTCTGATTTCAACAATCTTTTTAACATGATCGGCTTTATCAGAGAGATCAATCTCAGTCTTTTCAGCTTCATCAAAGATCGATGCAGCTTCTCTTGTGTCCTGGATGTCATACCATTCCACTTCATCATTGTTTTTATACTTATCCAAGCGACGTTGGAAGTCTTTGATGGCCTCATGCATTCGGGCAATCACTTCCTCATCTCTTTGATATATAAAGACTTTTAGCGTGGTTCCTTTGTATAGCACACACACGGCACCCCATGTTGCGCCATACGTATCCATCTGCATTTGCAGTTGTAACACACCACGATAGAGGGGTAATTCATTCGCTGATTCCACGTCATGAGCCGTGAGTTTAGCTTCTAAGATTCCCTCACCTTTCATCACAATCTGATCGGCATTGGCACAGATAATGCCTTTGTCAATGTCTGTCATGATTGTTTTTCCGTTCCCTTTGACTGAACCGTCTAAGCTACAAGCAAAAGGTAAGGTTTGATGTTGGTAAGGTTTATCATGGTTTGTCTTTGGATTGCCAAGTCCAAGCCGCACCGCTGATTCATTGAGGATCATAGACTCGAGACGATTGCCCCAGTCCATTGATTCATTGGATTGAAACGGTGGCTCGATGCCGTTGATCACGTCCATCTTTTCTTTGAGTAGTTCATTGACCGTCTTAAAGCGTGATGCACCCATTAATACAGGCACTTCAGACGCTGAGAGTTGGTCATTCGGTGTAAGTTTACCGACCATTGTGTTCCCTTTCATTTAATAGTTCTAAAAAATTGTCAAGATCATTGACCATTGCAAACCAATCATCCATAGAAATATCACCACGTCGTTCTAATTCAAAGACGTAGTTAATTAATTGTCTGATTTTAGTTCTGAGTAGAGTTCTTTCTTGTTGAGTTGTCATTATCATTACCTTTCTCGGTTTCGTTAATACATTCTAATTTAGTCTTTAGATAGACTGTCGCATCAGGGTTTATCTGTTCAAATGCAATTCCCTTTTGACAGATAATGCTGCGTTCCCTTTCATTATAAGATATCTTTAAATTTATTGCAAGATCATAGATTGATGCGCCTAACATTCCACTAAGGAATATCAGACTGTAAGTTTTCAGTTTCGCTTTCATGCGTTCCCTTTCTTAATAAGTAGTCTTCGATGGCAAGATCATCCAACCAATCCTGGCCATCATCAAACCCACAATAGCTTGTGCGTTCCCTTTCCTGGTTCATGCGTTCCCTTTCCTATATGGGTAAAAATAGAATAAAATATGAGATAAAGCCTAAGATTGAGAACAAAATAAAACCCCCTAAAACGTCCATAATGGCGTTTCTAAGGCGTCTTTTCTTAGCTATATCTTGTAGCATTTCAGAATTAATATCTGATAAGTAACGGTCAAAGTTATTCATTTGAAACCCTTTCTTTCATTGGTTGATATTGATCAAGTATAAATTTCACCATAGTATCTGTTAGGTAATGGTGTTTTTTCCACGCGTTAACGGTTAGAAAATCATTGACATAGGATAAATACAATTGATCAATAGTTAAAGAATGATCAAACCCTTTTGGATAATATATATTGATAGGTAACTTATTCATTATTGATCCCTTTCAAGATGTTCGCGTGCATTTTTGATACGTTCTCTTATCATCATTTCAAGATAAGTTAGGTTATAAATATACTCTTCTGTAGATTGAACCCCCCCTAACTCTTCTAAGGGTTGCATAGCTTGTTCAATATCTGTAATGACATTGTTATTAAGTTTCATAATATTACCTTTCATGGTTTGTTAATGATTTGATTTTAATTCTTTAATATGTGAGTTAACATCACGTATAAAGAATGACCATTGATTATTATTGTATTTATAACCCTCTTTAGTGAGTAAATCAATCAATGCAATTGTGGTATTAATTGACTTATTATCATAATATTCCATCATTTTAGAATATAGATAATGATCATTGAATACTATTAATGATAGTTCTTTGTTTGAATATTCTCTTAAATCTTTCATTTTGTTACCTTTCATAGTTTATAAATGATAAAAAAAGGGGTATATTTCAACCCCTATTATTCATTTGTATCTTTATTCCAAATAGCTAGATCAAGTTTATTTTCTAAGCTTTTTAATAATACAGATGCTATTGAATTACAATCATCTAGAATTAAGCCGTAGAAATTACTCATTCTACCTACTTTTTCATTGTGAAATAATACATCGCCTGTTGATGGATACATTGGAATAGTGAATCCAATTTCTCTTAATGATTGCTCTACTTTAGTGTTTGTTGTTATTTCCATTTTGTTACCTTTCATAGTTATTAAAATGATATTACAGTTACGATATTAGATATCTGTTTTAAGCTTGTCAATAGTTATTTGAAAATAGTATCAAGGCCAGGATAATGATAAGTTTTGCTTATGGATAACAATGACTTATTGAAACGGTGTTAATGATAGGGTTTACTTATCACGTTTAATAGGGATTGATATAAGCTAGTTTAATTTAAGTAAGTTAAAAGTATCTTTAAACCATACCTAGGTTATTCAATTCCAATTTCAAACAGGGGTTAGATGACATCCATTTACTTGTGGATAACTATGTGGATATCCTTGTGGATAAGTGTGTGGATATCCTGTGGGAAACGACCTTATGGCCCCCCACTCCCTTGCCTATCGATATAGGTACCATACTCAAATTTTTGCCAGTTTTCTCAAAAGTCTTTCATTCGATATCCTAAAGACATTTTGTTTGTCTATATCGTCCATATCTCGCCAGTTAACGATTTCCGAGCGTGTGCGACCACAAGAAGCACACAGCTCGAGATCGTCTATCGTAACCAGTTTACATTGAAACGTGCATGGGGAGTCAGTCATATCTTTTTTATATATATAAAAAAGTGTTAACATGTATTGTAACCAGTAGTTATCGAAACATGAACACAGATAGTTAGAAACATAGAACCAAACCCGAATAAAAAAAGGTATTCAGGAAAACATCTTTCGATGGATAGCTCTCGTTTATCTAGTACCATGAGTTATCAATTCATGTCCGCTTTCACGATTCCCGATACCTTTAAATACTTCTTAGTAGGAGACACCTCTGCGGTTAAACACGTTTATCCTGGTCTGTCGCTATCTACATTCCAGAGGGCTGGGTCATAGCCCCGTTATTAATATATTAGCACAACTAAAGATTAAAACAAGACTTGCACTTAACTATCTTTTAGATATACTATTAGTTATGGAATACAAGATACCTGAATCAATACAGATTAAGAAGTATCGTGATAAAGATCACAGACACTTTGTAGTCATCCCGTATAAGGCAGTGATTGATAAGAAGGTCACGAATGGAAACTTAAGAGTCTTGTGTGCATTAGCAGCGTATTGTAACAAGCAAGGGTTTAGTATTGTTGGGATAAGGACATTGGCAAGTCAGTTACAGTGTTCTTACCCTAACATACAACAACACTTAAAGAAACTCATGAAGTTAGGATATGTCGAGATGAGAGCCAGATCATCATATCCAGGGATTCGTGGTAACTTAAGACGAATTGTGTATGACAGTACCGTCAAGTGGGATGATGTGAAAGGTTACATGTTGGACAATGAAGACATTAATTACATTAAGAAGTACAACGAAATAGAAAAGATGAAAGATGTTTGAGTATGTACTTGTTGTATACCTTACAATGAAACACCCACAATACGTGGGACATTTTGTAGATTGTACACGAGCGAATGAGTATGCTTTAAAGAACTATCCAAAGGCAGAGTATACCAGTTGCTTGCATGAGGATTATATCAACTTACCTGAAGGTTTACTAAAGAAGGAGATTAAATGAGTAATAATGATGGAGTCGGCCCAGGTGGCAAAGGAGATAAACCTAGACCAATACAAGATCGTAAGAAGTTTGAAGAGAACTTTGAACGTATCTTTGGTAAAAAGAAATGAATGTATTAAGTTTATTTGATGGGATGTCATGTGGTCAAATCGCTTTAGATCAGTTAGGTATACCTGTAAATAATTATTATGCATCTGAAATAGACAAATATGCAATTCAGATTGCTAAAAAGAATTATCCTAATACGATTCATTTGGGTGATGTTACCAAAGTTAAAGGTGAGGATTTAGAAAAAATTGATTTACTCTTAGGGGGTAGTCCATGTCAAGGATTTAGTTTTGCGGGTAAACAGTTAAACTTTAATGATCCAAGATCTGCATTGTTCTTTGAGTATGTCAGATTATTAAAAGAATGTAATCCTAAATACTTTTTACTAGAGAATGTCAGAATGAAAAAAGAATATCAGGATGTCATTACAGAACATCTCGGTGTTGAACCGATTATGATTAACAGTGCATTAGTGTCTGCACAAAATCGAGTACGATTGTACTGGACCAATATACCTAACATTACCCAACCTGAAGACCGTGGTATTGTGCTTAAGGATATTGTGGAAGAAATGCCTGTAAATACATCCAATACGTTTACAGAAAAACAATCAAATAATAACAATGAAAAACCAATGCAAATTGGTATGGCTGATAATATTAATGGACATGATATATTAAAAAGAATTTATAGTTCTGAAGGTAAATCACCAACATTAAATGCTCATGGTGGAGGTAATACTGAACCTAAAATAGCATGCGGTGCATTGCGTGGAAGACAAATTACGCCTGGTTCAAAAGAATATACACAAATGTTAGAGTTGCGTGAAGACAATAAAACAAACACATTAACATCTGTACAAAAAGATAATGTCTTAACTCAAGATAAAATGTATTACAGAAAATTAACACCATTAGAATGTGAACGATTACAAACTGTGCCTGATGGTTATACAGAAGGTGTATCTAATACACAAAGATATAAGATGTTAGGTAATGGTTGGACAGTAGAGGTGATTAAACATGTCTTACAAAACATTACGTGAATTCTATAAACTCGTGTGTAATGAGTTCAACGATGGTAAACCGTTGGAATACAAGTTTACCGATCCAGGTGGCTACTGGAAAATGACTAAGGGTTTTGACGGGCATGGCTTGAAGATGATAGGGGCCAGTCAGTATCTGAAGATGGTTGAGTTGTGTAAGCGTGATGTAGCCAAAGAACATGAAAATGAAATACGGAGTCGTGGACGTCCGAAAAAGGTCCGCAATAAATATGTAGGAGACTTGTATGAGTGATCTAAAACCATTCTTAGTTCGTCTCACTCCTCAAAGTGTTGAATTACTCAACAAGACTGCGAAGGAACAAGAGAAGACTAAGGCAAGCATTATCAACGATGCGATCAAGACGTACTGTACTAAAGACATTAACTCAAGATTAAATCGACTATGACACCGACCCTAAGATTTGAATTGCCATATCCCCCCAGTGTAAACAACTACTGGCACTCATCGGGAAAGCGAAGGTATATCTCTCCCGCTGGAAAAAAATTTACCGAAGAGGTAGATGCTATAGTCAGAAGAGCTGGGTATAAAGGGTTTGGTGATAAGAGTCTTGGGATCAGTGTGATGATACATCCTAGATCAAAAAGAATATTTGATTTAGATAATACCTTAAAAGCAATATTAGATGCATTGATGAAGGCTAACGTGTATGATGACGATAGTCAATTTGAATACATTGAGATTGCCAGAGGTGAGGCAAGGGATGGTGGCGCAGCCGTCGTCCATATTTATGAACTAGAAAAGGAAGAAGAATAATGGCTGAATATCAAGCAAAACCAGGAACAGGTTCTGTATTTAAAAACGATAATAAAACTGAAGATTGGCATGCTGATTGGCGTGGTAAGATCTTAATGCCTGACGGCACAGAGCATTACTTAGATGTGTATGACAACGTGAGTAAAAGCGGCGTTGAATACAAAGGTATCCGAATTGGTAATCCTGTGGCGAACAAAGGTGGGCAAGCACCAGTACGTCATACGCAGTCAACGAATCAGATTACGTCCGATGATTTAAATGAATTAGAAGACGACTTACCCTTCTAATGGCTGAGACTAAAAACAAAAATAAACCGATTCCAAGTCTATCTGGTTATGGTGGCGTGAGAGCATTACAGAAGAACTTGGAACGTAGTACGACCATCGCAGCAAACCGAGAGGCCGTTGCCTACTCGTTGCTGTGTATGGCGAATACTAAATTGTCTGATATCATGGAGTGGGATGAAGCTGGCAATGTAAAAGTAAAAGCCAGTAAAGACATTTCGGATACAGCGATGCAAGCAATTAAAAGAATCAAGACCAATCCGAAGACAGGTGAGATTGAGATTGAGTTGTGGGATAAAGTACAAACATTAAGACTGTTAGCGAAAGCCAGTGGTCTATTAGATAATCCTGACGAATCAGATAAACCATCAGTGATTGGCATTAACGTAAAAGCACCAGAAACATTTGACAATGAAGAATAAAGCCGCACGAGATAAATACATGCAAATTATTAAACAAGAAGCAGACAAGGTAAAAGGATACGACAGATACAAAGGTTGGATTAAAAAAGTATTAGATAATCCTAACCAACAGTTTGAAGTAGTGAATAAGTTTGCTCAGGAAGCAGCACGAAGATTAGGAATAGATAATGACTAATGATCCAAAAGACATCCAAGTTGGTGGCGACCATTACAAGCGACATGCTATCCAACCTATAGATGTGATGAAAGAGTATTTATCAGACGAGGCCTATGAAGGATTCTTGAATGGTAATATTATAAAGTACGCACTGCGTTGGCGAGATAAAGGGGGTGTTGAGGATTTGAAGAAGTTACAACACTATGTCGCATTTTTAGTAAAACAACTGGAGACTAAAGATGGAACTTAAAGCAATGATTGAGCAGTTGCGAGAAGAGTTCGCTATGGCACACATGAATAATACCCGAGTCATGGAGATTATTGATGCGCTATGGAAAGAGAATCAAGAACTCAAACGCTTGGCTACAATGAAGTTCAAAGATATTGATGACGAAGAATGAGCAATAAAAAAGAACGCAGTAAAAAAGCACTGGCTGGTCCAGGCATTGATCTTGATTTCAGTGGCGCACTGACGACCTATCAATTTCTACAAAGCAATGCTTTTGTGAGAGGTTTGATGGGTCCTGTAGGTTCGGGGAAGTCCTACGCGTGTGCTGCTGAAATCATGATGAGAGCTGTCAGACAGAAGCCATCTCCGATTGATGGTATTCGTTATACCAGATTTGTGATTGTCAGGAACTCATACCCAGAACTTAAGACGACAACCATTAAGACATGGCAAGAGTTATTTCCTGAAAACACTTTTGGTCCGATGTTATACACACCTCCGATTACTCACCATATACGCCTTCCCTCCCGAGGTGATGCCGCTGGCATCGATTGTGAAGTAATCTTTTTAGCATTGGACCAACCTAAAGACGTACGTAAACTATTGTCACTTGAACTTACAGGAGCATGGGTCAATGAAGCACGAGAACTTCCAAAAGCTGTTATTGATGGTCTTACTCATCGGGTTGGTCGCTATCCTACACAACGGGATGGTGGACCGACTTGGCATGGAGTTTGGATGGATACTAACCCAATGGATGACGACCATTGGTGGTTCCGCCTAAGTGAGAAAGAACCGATCACAGGTAAGTATGGATGGGACTTCTTTAAACAACCTGGTGGCGTCGTAGAAGTATCCCCTGAAGATTTACCTGAGAATCCTGAAGCCAACGATCATATCTTTTCGGGTGGTCGTTGGTGGACAATAAACTCTAAAGCAGAGAATGTAAATAACTTACCTAGTGGGTATTACAATCAAATGTTAGGTGGTAAAAACTTAGATTGGATACGTTGTTATGCTGAAGGTAAATATACTTATGTCCAAGAAGGTAGACCTGTATGGCCTGAATATGATGATCAAATGATGAGTACAGCTGAAGTTGATTACGATCCAAACTTACCCATTCACATTGGATTAGACTTTGGTTTAACACCAGCCGCTGCAATCGGGCAACGATTAGCTAACGGTCGATGGGTGGTGTTACATGAGATTGTGACAGAAGATATGGGTCTGGAAAGATTTGGTCAACAGTTACTCGCTGAGATTAATGCTAAATATCCAAAAGCACAAATACTGGTATGGGGTGACCCAGCGGGTATGCAACGGGATGCGATTTATGAAGTGACTGCATTTGACTACTTACGAACCCTAGGACTCAAAGCACAACCGACTGCATCAAACAATTTTAGAGTAAGGCGTGAAGCTGCCGCTGCACCCATGCAAAGATTAATTGCGGGTAAACCTGGACTCATGGTACATACATCATGTAAACGATTACGCAAATCACTTGCGGGTGGTTACCATTTTAAACGAGTCAGTGTTGGTGCGGGTCAAGAACGATTTAAAGATAGTCCCAATAAAAACGAACATTCACACATTGGTGACGCATTTGGTTATTTGCTCTTAGGTGGTGGTGAACATAAGCGTATGACTAAATCAGGGTTAAGTGCAAATACGTTAATCTCACAAACTGTCGTAAATAGTGACTTTGATGTATTTAACCAACATTGATAAAATACTCAAAGCAATGCCTGAGGTTCGTCATGGCTACTATTTACCCTTTGAAATTGGTCATGTGTTTAATTTTCAAGGGATTGAGGAGTATGGGTCTCAATCAATTAAGATTGAAGATCGAATCAAATATTTGGAATACCAGTCTCAACTTGGTCCTAGTGTTACTGCGTTTGTCAATCGTCGTCCTGTCGCTGTGTTTGGTCTTGTGTTTCTCTGGCAAGGAGTGGGTGAAGCGTGGTCGTTATTCACAAAGGAATCCAGAAGATACCCCATAGCTATGACAAAAGGTGCAATTGCATTTTTTGATAGCTGTCAGATATTATTTAATTTACATCGTATACAAATTACTGTAAAGTGTGATGATAAACGTGCTGTTTCATGGGCAAGGTATTTGAATTTTGTAGAAGAAGGTACTATGTTAAATTACAGTGCAGACAAAGATGATACATTTATAATGAGGAGAATCTAATGGGTGGTGTATTCGGTGGCGGTAAGCCAGACACATCAGCAGCAGAAGCACAATTAGCTGCACAACGTGAAGAAACTGCGCGTATGCGTAAACAGACAGAAGAAGAAAAAAGAACATTACAAGAACAACAAGCATCACAAGCACGAGCAAGACGTCGTGGCGGTAAGCGTATGTTGTTATCTGAATCTCGTTTAACTCCAGAAATGGGTCTGGACGAAGAAAATCAAACCACATTAGGAGGTTAGCATGGCCGCGCTTGATTTTGGGATGGCATTATCAAGAGGAATGCTGCCTACATCTGAAAAAGCACAACAAGATCTATTAAATCTTGCTGGCGGTCGTAACATTTTTAAATCTGAAGATTGGTGGAACAAAGCCGTTGATGAACAAGTATCATCTGGATATCGTAAGTATAAAGAAGAAGGTCGTGAATTTTTATTACCCTCTGGTGAATATCAATTAGGCAGAAGAAATGTGAGTGTAAGATATACACCACCATACGCAAACTCACCTTTTGGTAATCCTTATGGTAATTATGGTCCAATGCAACCGAGCGCACCAACTAGCCCAATGGCAGCAGCAATGGGTGGATGGAGAGCTAACGAATCTATTAGTTATGAAGATCCAACAGGAGGTAGAGCATTAAGTAGCAGAACAGTTCCTGTATATGAAGGACGTACATATTTTACAGGTGGTGAATTATCTGAGATTGAAGCAGCAGCAAAACGTGGAGCTGAGCAAGCAAAACGTGCATCAGCAGAGTCTAAAAAATCTACTCGCAGACTTGCAAGGGGTACAGGTGGTTTAGTAGCAAAAGCAGTCTTGCCTGGAGAAAAACCAGCAACAGGACTACCATCATTAGGTGATATAGGATTAGGATTAACAACAACTGCATTAGGAAAAGGATTAGAATTATGAGTGATGAATACGAAAATATTGAATACGATAAGAGTGGTAAGCCAACAAATGCTTCAATGAAATGGGCATGGGAAAATGATCGTGAATTGTTTATGGATTTGCAAGAAAAACATTTTACGACTAAAGCTAAAATGAAAGACAATCCTATTGCAGACATTGCTAAAAAAATTATGGGTAAATCTAAGAAGGACTAATCATGGATAAGATGCAAAAGAAAGTTCGTAAAGTCATGAAAGAATATAAATCTGGTTCATTAAAGTCAGGATCAGGAGCAAAAGTAAAAAGCCGTAAACAAGCAATTGCAATTGCTATGTCTGAATCTGGTCAAGCCAAGAAAGGGTACTAATGGAAAAAAAAGGTTTGTATCACAACATAAATGAGCGTAAGAAAAAAGGCATTAGTCGTTCAAAATCTGAATCGACAATATCACCTAAAGCTTACAAAAATATGTTAGCTGGTTTTCCAAAGAAGAAAAAATAGATGGAACGATATAGAGACGCTTATTCAACAAGAGATATTGAACAAGTTAGACTGATTGAAGGTCAGGCTTTTTCGTTAGGATATGCACGAACTTTTTTAGATCCATTGCCAGCTACAGAAAGCATTGACATTGCACTTGCATTTCCAAGCGGTATGAATCCTATTATGAGTATTTCAGGATTATCTTCTGGTAATGCGGTTGGTTATTTATATGAAGGTTCAGTCGTTTCAGGTGGAACACCATTGA